CGTAAAATAAAATTATATGGAGAACTTGCAAAGTTTGTAGGACATAAAGAATTTGAAGTGAAGGCAAATACTTTGGCTCATGCTGTTAGTTTTCTGATAAATAATTTTGAAGGTGTAGAAAAATATATGAGTCCAAAACATTATCAGGTAAAAGTTGGTAATTATGCAGTTGACGAATCAGAATTGTCTCATCCTATTGGGCAAGAAGATATACATTTTATTCCTGTTATAGCTGGTGCTGGTAGAGGTTTTGGAAAGGTCTTGTTAGGAGCAGCACTAATAGGTTTAGTATTTTTAGGTGGTGGCATAGGATTTAGTAATGGAGCATTTACGTTTGGTGGAGAAGCTGCAAAAGGTATTTTTAAATCAGCTTTTTTATCAAAGTCACTTAGTTATGTAGGGGCATATTTAGTTTTAACAGGTGTTAGTGAAATGTTATTTCCAATGCCTAAACCTCCTAAATTTGAGTCAGAAGAAGATCCAAGATTATCATTTAGTTTTGGTGGAACGCAGCAAACAGGAAGAGCAGGAACTCCTGTTCCTCTAGTTTACGGAGAAATATTTACTGGTAGTGTTGTAATAAGTGGTGGTATTGATACTGAACAGGTACAAGCATGATTGAAAAAAAACATCTTATTAGGGGTGCAAAAGGTAATGATCCGCCTCCATCTCCTCCGCAACCTACAAGAGAACCTGATACTTTACATAGTAGACAGTTTGCAACTTTTCTTGATCTTGTTTCAGAAGGAGAGATAGAGGGTTTTGCAACAGCATCAAAAGAAGGTAGAACAAAAGGTACAACTGCATATAATAATGCTGCATTGAAAGATGTATTTCTTAA